GTACCAGGAGAAGGGTATCATGTTTGGCATTGTGAAAACGCAAGTGTTGCAACATCTAGAAGAGCTTTGTTATGTATGATGTATTTAAATGATGTAGAAGAAGGTGGAGAAACAGAATTTTTATACCAAAGTTTAAGAGTACCTCCTAAAACAGGAACGATTGTTATCTGTCCAGCTTATTTTACACATACGCATAGAGGAAATCCTCCTTTAAAAGGAGTTAAATATATGATTAATGGTTGGGTAGAATTTATAAATTAATGAAACCTGAAATTTTTAAAGGTATTTTAGATAAAGAAGATTTTGAAAAAATAAAAAATTTTTTTATGGATATTAACACCGCTTGGTTTTATCAACCCAAGATGGTTACCAAATCCTCTAATGAGGATAGGGGTTTTTTTAGTCATGCATTATTTCATGACAACCGTATTACTTCTGATGCTTATCAAATTATGCATCCTATTTTAGAAAAATTAAATGCAGGACCTTTAATTAATATTAGGGCTAATTTAAACATTAAATCAGATAAACAATATTTTAGTGAGTTCCATAACGACTATACTTACGATGAAGCATTAACTGCGATATACTATTTAAATAAAAATAATGGATATACAGAGTTCGATGATGAAAATAAAACTAAAGTATACTCAGAACCAAATAAAATAGTTGTGTTTAATTGTAAACTTAAACACAGAATGGTTAGTCAAACAGACGTTAACAGAAGGGTATTAATTAATATTAATTTTTTTCCAAAATGAAACTATCAGCAAATTTTCAATTAAGTGAACTTGTTAAATCACAAACAGCAGAAAGGAAAGGTATACCCAATAACCCATCCCCTGCGCACATAGATAATTTAAAATCTCTATGTATTAATGTTTTACAACCTATACGTTCTCATTTTGATGCACCTGTTATTATATCTTCTGGCTATCGTTCTGCAGAGCTTTGTATAGCGATTGGTTCTAAACCAACATCGCAGCATGCCGAGGGCAAAGCGGCAGATATAGAAGTGGTGGGAGTAGATAATAAAGAATTAGCACAATGGATAAAAGACAATTTAGAATTTGATCAAATGATTCTCGAATTTTATCGAGATGGTGAGCCCGATAGTGGCTGGATTCATGTATCATGGAATTCAGAAAATAATAGAAATCAAACTTTAAGAGCGATTAAAGTAGAAGATAAAACAGTATATAAACCATGGTAATATCTAGATCACAAATGGCCAGACAATTAGAACCAGGTTTAGGTTCTAAAGGTAAAAAAAAATCAAATCCAATAGCTAAAAAGTTAAGTGATAGACGATATAAGGCGAAAGTGGTACAATCCAAGAAAGTATATAATCGTAAAAAATTAATACGCGAAACTAACTTTAAAGGAGTATTATAATATGGGTTATCCAATGGGTGGCGGAAAAAAGAATTACAAACTTACTGGAAAAGTAGGTTCAAAAAAAGATTCTAAAAAATCTAAAAAGAAGTAGGTCATGATTTATGGCAACTTCTGGAACTACATCATTTAACCTTACCATAGATGAGGTCATAGATGAGGCCTATGAACGTTGTGGTGCAAGAACTAATTCTGGTAACGATTTAAGATCAGCTAGAAGAAGTTTAAATTTATTATTTGCAGATTGGGGTAATAGAGGTGTTCATTTATGGAAAGTAACTTTAAAAACACAAGCATTAACAGCTGGAACTTTTCAATACGCTGCTCCTACTGATTGTAATGATGTATTAGAAGCATATATCTCTACTACTTCTGGAGTTACTTCATCTACTCAAGATGTTTCTTTAACTAAAATAGATCGTTCTGCTTATGCGGCACTTCCGAATAAAGGAGCTACAGGACAACCTTCACAATATTATATTTCAAGAGAAACTACACCACAAGTTTATTTATACCAAGCGCCTGATGCTGCTACTTATACGTATTTAAAATATTATTACATTGGAAGAATTGAAGATGCGGGAGCCTATAGTAATACTGCAGATATCGTATATAGATTTATGCCTGCAATGTGTGCAGGACTTGCTTATTATATGTCTCAAAAAATAGCTCCTGAAAGAATTCAATTATTAAAACAACTATATGAAGATGAAATGGTAAGAGCTTTAGAAGAAGATGGACAAAGAACTTCTTCTTACATTTCACCTCAAAACTATTATCCAGCAGGTTAATTATGGGAAATCAAGCAAGAGGAAAACGATCATTATCTATATCAGACCGTTCAGGAGTAGCTTTTCCTTACACAGAGATGGTAAAAGAATGGCAAGGCTCGTGGGTACATATTTCTGAATATGAAGCTAAACATCCACAAATAGATCCTCCTTATCATAAAGCAGACGCTATCGCTTTAGCTAATGTACGATCCCAAGATTTTCAACAACCTAAAATTGTTAATGGTGTAGAAGCAGATTCTGGTGGAAATGGTATGGCGGTTGTAGATTTAACATTACCTGGCGAATTTTCTTTTTCTTCTGCTGGTATGGTTCCTGATAATGGGGCCTATCAAAATAGACAAAGACAGCTTATACTTAATCAAAACTCAGTAACAGTGGTAATATCCTAATGGCTATATCTTATTCAAATTTTTTAACTCAAGTAAGAAGCTACGCAGAAGTAGATTCTAATGTTTTAAGTGATACCTTATTAGATCAATTTATTAGTAATATAGAATTAGATATTGCTGCCAAAGTGGATTATGACGATGTAAGAAAATATGCTACTTCTTCTTTCAATACAGGTAAGCGTTATTTAGTGATGCCTGCAGATTTTTTAACCATTCGTTCTATGCAAACCATTGTAGGTGGAGTTAGAACGATGATGGAAAAAAGGGATACTAGTTTTATATCTGAATATAATGGTAGTAATGCTCAAGGAGTACCAAAATTTTATGCCAATTGGGATGAATATAATGTTGTAGTTGCACCGACTCCAGATTCGGCTTATCAAGTACAGTTAAATTATACAGTTACTCCTCCTCATTTTACTTCTTCGAATTCTACTTATTTATCTAGTTATGCTCAAAATATGTTATTACATGGAGTACTAACAGAGGCTTTTAGTTATTTAAAAGGCCCCTTAGATATATACAATCTCTATAAAAAGCAGTATGATGATGAGATACAAGGTTTTGCTCTTCAACAAATGGGTAAACGTAGAAGATCTGAGTATGATGATGGAGTACCACGTATGGTGATACCTTCTCCATCTCCGAATAGCAAAACTGTGTAAGGAAAAAAATTAATTAAGGAGAATATATTATGGCAATTACAACAAATGCAATTTGCAACACTTTTAAAAAACAATTACTTGAAGGTGATATGGAATTTCAATTTGGTGGAGATAAATTTAAACTAGCACTTTATACTAGTACTGCAGTGTTAGGTGCTTCTACTACAGCTTATACAACTTCTGGAGAAGTTCCACCTTCTGGACAATATAGTGCTGGTGGAGGAGCGTTAGTACAACCGAATCCTTCTACTTCACTATCTGGATCTACGGCTATTTGTACATTTAACGATTTATCTTTTACTGGAGTAACTATTACAGCAAGAGGAGCTTTGATTTACAATAGTTCTTCAGCAACTACTAATGCTGCTGTGGCTGTTCTTGATTTCGTAAGTGATAAAACCGCTACATCAGGTACATTTACAATTCAATTCCCAGCATTTACATCGTCCTCTGCGATATTAAGAATAAGTTAAAGGGGTCAAAATGGCACTTGTCCTTAACGATAGAGTTAAAGAAACAAGCACTACTACAGGTACAGGAGACTTTACCTTAGCAGGAGCTGTTCAAGACTTTGAATCTTTTTCAAGTGGTATTGGTGCAACCAATACTACATACTACTCTATCGTTAATGCTGGACAAGGGGAGTGGGAAGTTGGTTTAGGTACGTTAAGTGATGCAACTACCTTACAACGAACTACCATTCTATCAAGTTCTAATTCCGATGCAGCAGTAAGTTTTACTTCAGGTACGAAAGATGTATTTTGTACTCAACCTGCAAGCAAAGCTGTTTATTTGGATGCGAATGGAAATGCAGTAGGTGCAGCAGGTCAAGGATTTGCGGTAGCAATGGCAATAGCGTTATAGGAGAATTATGGCACAAAATTTTAGAAATTATTTAAACAGAAATATAGGAGATACTGCTGTATCAGTATTAAATAATGCAGCAGTTAATAGTTATGACTGTTTAATCAGTATTCGTTTAGCAAACACTGTAGGTACAACCATAAATGCAGATGTGTATATCAAACGATCCGCAACAGATTATTATTTAATTAAATCAGTACCGATTATTTCAGGCGGTTCGCTAGAATTAATTGATGGAGGATCTAAAATTGTATTGGAATCAGGTGATGAGCTTTATGTAAAAAGCGATACTGCTTCTTCCATTGATTGTATAATAGGTGCAGTAGACAGTATAAGTTCATAGGAGGATGAGATGGCATATTTAGGAAACTCACCCAAAACCAACCTAATCACCATGAACTCTCAGCAGTTTTCGGGAGATGGTACTACTACTAATTTTGTTTTATCGCAAACCGTAACTTTGACAGCAGAGATTGAAGTCTATATCGGAAACGTGAGGCAGGATCCGTTTTCCGCGTACACTGTATCAGGAACCACTTTAAGTTTTACAGCGGCACCAGCATCAGGTACGAATAATATTTATGTAGTCTTCCAAGGGAAATCGATTGGAGAAACTACAGCAGGACAAAACTCCATTGAATATGGAATGATTAAATCCATCAATGGTGGATATGAAAACAAAGCAACGATATCTTCGAACATTACGATTAGTGCAGGGGATAATATGATGGTCTGTGGGCCAGCAGCCTTTACAGGTACAGTCGTTGTCAACGGAACATTAACGGTAGTATAAATGAGTGATTTATTTGTAGATAATATTAAACATCAATCTTCACAAGGTTCTGGTACCATTACTATTGGTGCTAGTGGTGAGACTATTAATGTACCAACAGGTGTAACCACTACATTAACCGATGGAGTTTCAGGTGATTTTAAAATGAATTCTGGTTATGGTTCAGTTGCAACTGCTTATGGTTGTAGAGCTTGGATTAATTTTGATGGAACAGGAACACCATCTATAAAGGCAAGTGGAAATGTATCTAGTATTACGGATTATGGAGTAGGAGATTTTGGAATTAATTTTACAACAGCTATGCCAGATACTAATTATGCATGTACGGCACAAACAATAGTAGGTAATGAAAATGCAACTGCAACACCATATACTACATCTCAGGTAGCATTTGTAGCAAGAACTATTACTGGAACAAACGTTGATAGAGTTACAAACCAAGTAATAGTTTTTAGATAAAAATTATGGATAAAAGAATAATATATAAAAATACAGATGGTAGCATAGGAATAATAATTCCAGCTAATTGTGGTTTAACAGTTGAAGAAATTGCAAGAAAAGATGTTCCAACTGGATTAAGTTATAAAATTGTAAATGTATCAGACATATCAAGTGATAGAACTTTTAGAAATGCTTGGACTATTGATGATGCAGAATTAACAGATGGAGTTGGTGCATGATAACTATAGATATTTCAAAAGCCAAAGAAGTTTGGAAAAATAAAATTAGAGAAGCTAGAAAACCAGCTTTAGAAAAATTAGATATTGATTTTGTTAAAGCACAAGAAACATCAAGCGATACTACTTCTATTGTTGCCGACAAACAAACTTTAAGAGATTTACCAAGTCAAGTAGATACAGCTACTACAGTTGATGAAATAAAAGCTGTATGGAATGACATGTTAGGAGATAAAGAATAATATTATGGGAACAATTAAAACAACAAACATAGAAACAATCACAGGCTCTGGAACCCTGACTCTTGGTCAATCGGGCGAGACGGTTACGATTCCTAGTGGTGCTACTTTAGATTTATCTAATGCAACACAGACAGGAGTTGGTGGAACTAACACTCCAGCTTTTTTAGCTTATGCAAATGCAAATCAATCAAGCATACCTGCTAACACCTTTACAAAAGCTACAAATTATGGAGTAGAAGTTTTTGATACTGATAATACTTTTTCATCAAATAGATTTACACCAGGAGTAAGTGGTAAATATTTTATTTTTGCTACTGTTTATATGGATCATGTAAGTGATCAAAGAAGTTGGGTTGCTATTTATAAAAATGGTGGTGTTGTACTTATAAATGCTGACAATCCTGGATCCACTGATAATCATCCAATTCAAGTTTGTGGCGTAGTTGAAAGTGATACAGATGATTATTTTGAAGTTTTCGTAAGACAAAGTGGAACTGGAACAACTCTTTATTCATCTGGAACTTCAGTAAGATTTGGTGCATACAAAATTATAGAATAGGAAAATTATGGCAGGAATATTAAAAGTAGATAAATACCAGGACTTCAACGGCAATGACATCATGACGAGTGATGGTGCTGGGAATATTACCATGAATGCTGCGATATCAGGTCAAAACTATCCAGCTTTTGCTTTAAGAAAATCATCAAATCAAACTATAAGTACAGGCTCTACTACTTTAATCACTTGGGATGTTGCACAGATTGATACGGATAGTGGTTTTAATAATAGTACAGACAGCTACACAATACCTACTGGAAAAGGTGGAGTATATTATTGCACGTTAGCTGTTGGTTGGAGTGCTAGTTCAAGAATAATTTTAAGCATACAAAAAAATGGTACTGATGTAGTCGCTTCTGATGGAGAAGAAGGAAGCAATTACGCTTTTCAAAATCTTAGCTGTTTATTAAATTTAAGTGCTGGAGATGTTCTAAAAACTTATTATTATATGGTTAGTGCTAGCGGACCGATAAGGTTTCAAAATAATAGTGGACAGTACATAACAAGATTTGAAGGATTTAGAATAGGATAAAATTATGGCATTAAGTAAAGTAGATTTAGCAAACCAAGTAGAGAACCAGTTACCACAAAACCTGGTTGCGAATAACTTGCCGTTTAGAAACATCATCATCAATGGTGATATGAGTATTGCTCAAAGAAGCACAAGTGTGGCTAGTATTACTTCAAGTGGTTATTATACTTTAGATAGACATAGATTAGCAATATCAAGTTTAGGAACTTGGACACAATCACAATCAACTGATGTTCCATCTGCACAAGGTTTTGCAAAATCTATGAAATTTGATTGCACAACTGCTGATGCTTCACCATCTGCTAGTGATGTTATGTGGGTGCAACATAGAATAGAAGGTCAAAATTTACAGTATATTAAAAAAGGTACTGCTAATGCAGAAAGTCTTACACTTTCATTTTGGGTTAAATCAAATAAGACAGGAACATATATAGCAGAATTAGAAGATACTGATAATAGCAGACATATTGCAAAATCTTATACAATAGATAGTGCATCAACTTGGGAAAAGAAAACTATTACTTTTGCTGGTGACACAACAGGCACTCTAACAAATGATAATAACACTAGTTTAGAATTGCATCTCTATTTAGGTGCTGGAACTAATTATACATCTGGTACATTAGCAACATCTTGGTCTAGTAACACAGATGCAAATAGAGCAGTAGGTCAAGTCAATCTTGCAGATAGCACAGCTAACGAATGGTACATCACAGGAGTACAATTAGAAGCTGGAACTGCATCTGATTTTGAGTTCTTGCCTGTTGATGTGAATTTACAAAGATGTCAGAGGTATTGTCAAGTATATGGTGGAGACCAAGCTACACAAAGTGTTGCAGTTGGAGCAGCAAGTGGTACTACTGGAATGGTGGCTACTTTAAAACCACTTGTCAAATTTAGAGCAACACCATCAGCTTCAGTAAGTGCTGTTGCTGATTTTAATTATCTTCAACTTTCTCCATTTGCTACAGCAAACTTGGTAAGTTTTTCATTAGTTAGTGCTAACTCTAGTTCTGATTATGTAAATTTAGATATAGGTATATCTGGTGCAACAGCTAATTCTTATCAAATTATAAGAACAACAAATATAAATGCAAGATTAACTTTAAGTGCGGAGTTATAATTATGATTAATACAGTTACAAAAAATTATTATAATGGAGAATTTTGCAGTTACCAAGTAACTTATGTAGATTCTAATGTAGAAAAATCTGTACCATTAGACGAAGCAAACACAGATTACCAAGCAATACAAGAGTGGATAGCAGAAGGTAACCAAGTAATAGATAATGGGAGTGGAGAGTAATGGCATATATAGGTAGAGATACAGATAAAATAAGTAATGTAGAGGTACTGGATAACATTACCTTTGATGGTAGTTCATCATACACATTACAAAAAGGTGGAAGTAATTTTACACCTAGTTCTGCGAATACATTATTAGTTAGTATTAATGGTGTAGTTCAAGCAGGTAACTTTACTGTATCTGGTTCAACAATAGATTTTGGAACAGCAGTTGCTGGAACATCTACTTGCGATTTTATTTTACATTATGGAGTTGGATTAATTACAACACCTAGTGATGGAACAGTTACTACTGCTAAACTAGCTGACAGTTCTGTTTCACTTGCTAAACTAACAGCAACAGGAACAAAAGATGCTACAACCTTTTTAAGAGGCGATAACACATTTGCTTCTGCTGGTGGAACTAATACTCCAGCTTTTTTTGCTACAATGAGTGCCGATCAAACAGGTATTGCAGATAATACATTCACAAAAGTTCAATTTAATAGCGAAAGATTTGATACAGATTCAGCATATGATCCAACAACAAATTATAGATTTACAGTTCCAACTGGAAAAGGAGGAAAATATTTTTTAAGTACAACTTTATTGTTTACTTCTTCAAGTTTTTTGTATTTTACAGACCTTGTTTTTTATATCAATGGAACTGCTGCAGATAAATTTGTTACTACTGGAAATGATGCCGTAAACAATGTTAAAAATATAGGTATAACTTTAAATTCTATTTTATCATTAAATGCTACAGACTATGTTGAAGTTTTTGTAAAAATAGACACATCTAGTGCTGGTACTTTTGATGCAAATCAGAATACAACAGCTTCTCCAAGATGTTTTTGGTATGGATATAAAATTATAGAATAGGAATAAATTATGACAAGTTTAAGTAATAAAATAAGATTATACGCAAATAGAAAAATAGATTTCAGAACTGATGTTATCTTACAAGATGACAGTAATGGATTAGGTGCTTACATTAAGGAATGGAACTTAGATATTCCTAAACCTACTCAAGCACAATTAGATGCCTTAGAATCTCAAGCACAAACTTATGAAAACAATCAACAAATAATTGCTACAAGAAAAAAATTATATGGAAGTTGGGAAAGCCAACTTGAAGAAATTTACGATAATGGTATTGATAGTTGGAAAGCTAGAATACAACAAATTAAATTAGATAATCCTAAGGAAAGTGAATAATAGGAGTATAGTATGGCAATAATTAAAACAACAGGTCTTGGAACTTTAAAAGATAGTTTATTATTTGATTCAACATCTAATGGAATACACTTAGGTGTAACATCTGCTACAGCTTCTAACTTATTAGACGATTACGAAGAAGGAACTTGGACACCTGCTTATAGTGCAGGTGGTGGATTTTCTGCTACTTATGCTAAACAAATTGGAAATTATACAAAAATTGGTAATAAAGTTACTTGTTGGATAACATTATTTACAAATACAGTTTCTCTTACAAGTGGAGCTAATCTTACAATATCTGGTCTGCCATTTGTTGCTGCTAGTGGAGATGTGCAAAAAGATTGTAGTGGTACAATAGGTAGAAATTACCGATGGTCATCAGATATAGATTTACATGCAACAGTTAGTCAAGGAAATTCAAGTGTTACTCTATATTATCAAGCATCTAACGCAAGTAATTTATTACCAGCTCAAACTAGTCAATTAACTTCAGGCAGTAATGGTTATTATAATAATATAGATATAACAATAACTTATCAAACAGCTTAACAACAACAATAAGGAGACAACACATGGCAATAACTAAAGAGACACAGATTGGTAAAATCGAAGTGGTCGGAAAATACAAATCAGTTCAAGTGCGAACAGATATTGTAGTTATGGAAGATGGCGAAGAATTATCAAGAAAGTATCATAGACATACTTTGATGCCAGATGCAGATATTACGAATGAACATGCAGATGTTCAAGCAGTATGTAATGCAGTATGGACACAAGCTGTTAGAGATGCTTATGAGGCTTTTAAAGCTAGTCAAGAAATTGATTAATGATAAAAAAATCTCTTAATGTCATTAGGCATTGGAAGAACACAATATGGAAGAAATTAAACAGCGAATTAAAGAACACGAGGGGTTTAGGGATACTATGTATTCCGATAGCTTGGGCTTTGCTACTATTGGTTATGGCCATCTTGTATTACCCTCTGATAACTTTGTTGAGGGTGTTGCTTATGACAAAGAAACTCTTGAAGAAGTTTTTGATAATGATTTTAAAATAGCATTAGATTCAGCTAGAGAATTATTAAGAGATATAGAACACAATCATATAGTT